GAGCCTCCGTCAAGTTGACCGTGATCAACCAGTCACGGTCCTGCCCGATCCGTGCCTTGCTCACGAGAAAGTCTCTCAGATGGGTGCCGACCAGCCCGTTGATCTCGGTAGCGTTACGCGGCTGCGTGCCGACCGTGTCGGGCGGGGGCGGAGTTTCAGGTAGCGTCATGCGTGTCCCTCCAGGGCATCTAGGCGGGCATTGGTCTGGGCGATGTAGTGCTTCAGGGCCTCAAAGACGACGGCCCCGATCCGGGCATAGTCCAGAGCCGCGACCTGGCCCTCCTGATCGCGCGCCACGACCTCCGGCAGGCGCTCCAGCCAGTCCTCGGCCACAAAGCCCAAGCTGCGCTTGCGCTGCTGGATGTCGGTGTACGACACGGCGTGCAGGGTGTCATCGGTGACCAGGCTCAGTGGGTCAGCCAGTGGTTCGATATCAGTCTTGAAGCGCCGTGCCGAGCCGATGTTGAACGACGCCGCGTAGGTCGGGGCATAGCCACCGGCGGTGTACTGAAACTCGTGATTCCCGCCTGCGCCACAGCCATAGGAAATGCCTGGCCCGTTGGCGTAGAACTTCCGGTTGCCGTCGTTGTAAAGCCAGATCGTGTTGTAGTCCACGAACAGGCAGTTTTTGACGCGGGCATCGCCATTCGAACTGACATTGAACATGTCGGTCCACGTAATCGGATTGGCTCCGGCCGGGGCAAGCTGAAAGCCCATCCCGCCCCCCGTCACCCAGATATAGCCCGCCGACTGACCCACGCTATAGCGGTTCCAGACTGAGCCATCGTGATAGGCGTTGCAGGTCATCGCGCCCATCGCGCCGCTACACAGCATCGCGTACATGTTCGGGGCTTCCACTAGCAAGCCATGGCTGTGATTCGGCATAACCCGGATGCGCGGGGCAAGCGTCGTTCCGCTGGGGCCGATATAGGTCGTTCCGCCAATCGTCAGATCACGACCCAGGTACACATCGCGTGGACGACTGCCGCCGCTGGCCCCAATGTCGAAGGCGTTATCAGTCTCTGCCCACAGATCCCCGGTCGTGTGGATGCGCCACTTGGCAGCGTTGTTCGCGTAGAACTGCAACGCTGAGCCTGACTGCACCAGCGCGGTCGCCACCACGGGCGTGATGACCCCGGTACCGGCATAGACGTAGCGCGGCCGGGTCGCGCCGGACGCGCCGATGTCCAGCGTGTTGTCTGTGGCTGCCAGCAGGTGTCCGGCTGAGCTTACGGTCCACTTGTTTACGCCGCTGATCTGGAAGCTGAGCGAGGTTCCGTTCACCCGCAGCCCGCTCGTTGACTCAACCGCTGGCGTTGACACGTTGACCCCGGCGAACAACGTGGTGCCGACGTAGATCGTCCTGGGCCGCTGCGCTCCGCTGGCCCCGATGTCGTACGTGTTATCGGCGTTGGCGACGAACTCGCCGGTACTGAGCACGATCCAGCGCGCAGTGTTGTTCGACCGCAGCACCAGCCCGTTGTTGGTCGTCGGGCCGGCGTTCTGGGTGTCAACCGATGGCGTGATCACCGACCCGCCAATGTAGGCCCGGTACGGGCGGGTCGCCCCGGCGGCACCAATGTCGTAGGTGTTGTCTGGGCTGAACGTCAGGTTCTGCCCGAGCGGCAGGGTGATTCCGCTCCCCGCCAGGGCATAGCGCGTATCGAGCGACACCCCGTTGACCGTGGGCACGTTGGTGGACTCGATGTCCACGGTCCACAGCTTGCGCCAGCGCAGCGTCGTCGTCCCCAGGTCGCGGGTGTTCGTGGTGGTCGGGCCGAGCAGGCCGGTCATCACGCTGCCACCAGCCAGCGGGACGTACGTGGACGCTGCCGTAGCCGGGGTGAGGTAGCGCGCGTCGGCCAGCGTCTGGGTGAACGGTGCCACCCAGCTCAGGGCATAGTTCGAGGCGCTGCTCTTGACCAGCATGTCGCCGCTCGCGCCGCCGGTCGGAACTGCCCCGGGGCCGATGAAGGAGGTCGCGGCATAAACCGTCCGCGGTCGGTTCGCCGCAGCCGCACCCACGTCGTAGGTGTTGTCCGGGGCAAAGGTGAGTGCCTGACCCAGGGGCAGGGTCAGGCCGCCACCGCCGCTGGGTGGCGGTATCCACGCGGTGTCGTAGTTCGTGCTGCTGTTCTTGGCCAGGAGCTGCCCCGCGGTCCCGCCGGTCGGCACGCCCTGACCGGGTGGGCCAGGGACCGTCGAGTCAGCCCCGGGCGGCCCCGTCGCGCCAGTCGTCCCGGCTGGACCAACTGGGCCTTGCGGACCCGGGACGGTTGAGGCTGGACCTGTCGGCCCCGCCGGCCCAGTTGCTCCGGCTGGCCCCTGCGGCCCGGTACTGCCTGTCGGGCCGGTCGGCCCCGCTGGCCCAGGCACGGTTGACGCCGGACCGGTCGGCCCGGTCGGCCCCATCGGTCCCTGCCCACCGGTCGCGCCGGGTGGCCCCGGCACCGTCGAAGCATCGCCCTCTGGTCCCTGCGGCCCGGGCTGCCCCTGCGGTCCAGGTGGCCCGGGCACGGTCGAATCTGCGCCCGGTGGCCCCTGCGGCCCAGGTGGGCCAGGGATGCCCGACGAGTGCAGCGGCGGCACCGGGTTGACGTTGGCGGTCGGCGCCGTCACCAGGCTATCGAGCGACACTCGACAGGCCTCCCAGGCTGAACGGAACATCGAAGCCGAACGAGCCCGGGCTGTACGGCATCCATATCTGGGTCTGCCGGGTCATCTCCACCGCGGCCATCTGCTGGGTTGCCTGCCGCCCGCCCGCTGCCGCGGTGAACAGTCGCTCGGGGATGGTGTGCCAGGCCTCGATGTGCCCGGCCGCGGCGCCGTAGTCCAGGTCGACCGCCAGCTCGTCACTGTCCTGCGTCGGCGTGCCGGTGACGCCGTTGACGAACGTGTCCGCGGGCCGCCGGGCGGTGATCACCGCGCCGTTCAGCAGGTAGCCACCAGCGCTGATGATGACGTGGCCACTGCGGCTGTAGGCCTTGAAGGGGATATTGGTGTAGGCCGTCGAGCCAAGTGGATAGGTATAGAACAGGGCCTGAATCTGACGTGGCCCGGTGATCCACGGTGCCTGGGCGGTCACGTCCATCTCGCCCTCGTTACCCGCCAGCACCACCTGGTCAAGCGCGAAGCAGCGCCGTAGCCCGGCCTGCACTGCCGGCCGGAGCTCGGTCATGGGATTGAGATGATGGAACTCGCACACCTCGCCGGGCTGGGTCGGCTGCTGCCAGTTCCGCTCGACAATGATCGTGCCCGCGTTCGAGTCGTAGGCCTGCACCAGGCGCTGCCGGTCCTGTGGCCCGACGACGATCGGCGTGTCGTCCTGCTTGACCCCGCGGCGCAGTAGCCACAGGTTCTCTGGCTCGCCCATCGACACGCCCGATTGCAGCTCGGGGAAGTACGCCGCGCGGGCGGTGCCACCCCGCGAGGCGTCGTGGACCGCGGCGAAATACGGGCCGACGCGGCGCGCGACAGCCCGCTCCACGTCGGCCAGCGTGGTCACTGCTTCTTGTGCTCCGGGGCATTGAGCGGTTCGGGCGCCTGCGGCGCATGCGGCGCCGGATCACCCTGCCGCCCGGTGCGGGCGCTGTACTCGCCGCGCTCCTGAGCCTTGGCGTCATAGGGCAGGCCAGCCTTGCCGGCCGCGCGCAGCTCCATTGCCGTCTCGTCGTCCACGTCGATCTCGGCGCCGGCCGCATACGGTTGATCACCAATCGTGTGCGGGGCGAGCAGGACTACCTTCATTTCTTCGGCTCCTCTTTGGCCGGCGTGGTCCTGGTCTGGCCCTCAGGCGACGCAATGGGCACGCCGTCGAGTAGTTCGACCTTGCCCTCCAGCCACAGGGTTTTGATGTAGTCGTAGTCGTCCGTGTCGTAATCCGTCTCGTGGCCGGCCCCGTAGACGGTGCCGGCCTTCTCCGGACGCGGGTCTGACGAGGGCGCCAGGAAGCGCACTCTGGGCATCACTTCTTCCCTTTCCTGGGCTTGCGGGCAAAGTCTTCGAGCTTCTTCTCGCTCAGGCCCGTTTCGGTTTTCTGACCCTCGCGCTTGCGGCCCAGCTCGGCGCCGAAGAACTTGCGCTGCTTCTCACTTTTGCTTGGCATCTTCCGGCTCGGGCTCGGGCTCGTCCGGCACCTGGTTCGGATCGTCACTGGGCACGTTCGGCTGCCGCGGGTCGAAGTCCGGCAGGTCTTTCTCCGGATCAGGAACCCGCGGCTGAACTGGTTGGGTAGTCATCAGCCTTCACCACCGGTGGTGGCCTTCTGCTTCAGATGGAAGAACGGATAGCGGGTGGCCTTGGTCTGATTCTGGCGCGTCAGCGGATTGGGGACCGCAAAGCCGAACCTGGCCGTGACGCGGAGCGCCACCATGTCCTGCTGGAGCAAGTTGTAGACGGTCAAGCCAGCCGCGTCCGAGATCACGCCCGTGTCAAACATCTGCATGCTGATGTCGTCGCGGATCGCCAGGAGGCCCTGGTCCCAGTCGCCACCGATCATCGAGGTGAACGCCGCGCCAGTAGCCATGCCGCCGAGCCCGGCGTTCGAGAAGATGATCTTCTCGCCGTACAGGGAGCCAACATTTGCCTCCCCGGTCGGTGCCGTGTCGGGGTAGTAGAGCAACCCCTTGGTCGTGTCGCGCAAACCCCTGAGTTTGGCTTTGACCTGCTTCCTCGCCCAGAAGCCGTTGACATCGAAACCATCGCTCTCGACGGTCGCCATCGCGGTGTTGATGTCGTCCAGGAAATCGATCGTGCTGGCGCCGGCCAGGACCTCGTTACCTGCCGCGGCAGCCGCGGCGACGATCGACGGCGGGAACGTTGTCGGCGCATTGGTCCCGAAAAAAATCGCTTCGTCCAACGCCACGCCAAACGCTTCCGTGACGCGGGGCTTGATCTCGCTCCAGAAATCGTAGTCGAGGTCATCGAGCAGATTTTTCGAAATCGGCACGATAACTGCGATCTCTTCAGCGTTGATGAACACGTTGTCCCACGCGATCGACGTGGTTTGCTTCAGGCCGATGTCGCGGGCGTCCAGTGACGCGCCACCGATCCAGTAAGCCAGGGGGAGTTGGCTGAGGACCGGAATGCGCTGCTGCGCCCGCGACATCTTGATGTGCTTGAACAGTTGCAGCGCCGCGGACTTCTCCACGATCGACTGCACGATCTGACGCTGGTATTCCTCGGGGATAAGCGGCCCGCCGCCTGGCGTGGCGCGGGTGGCGATCGAGTTGTATGGCATCGTCTGTCCCTACCGCGCTAGCGGCGGGGACCCGCCTGACTAGCCGGAGTAATAGTCGCGGAGCAGGCGTGACAGGGAGCGATCGCCACCCTCGCCGGAGCTGGCCGGCAGCAGGTCGGGTTCGCTGGTCCGCTGTCCCCGCATCTCCGCGAGAACCTGTTTCCGAAAGGCCGCATTGGTGCGGAGCTTGCGCTCGGCCTCCGTGCTGCCGTTGTTCTTCCACTGCTTTTCGAGCGCCTTCAGCGCCTCTTTGACGATGAGGGTTCGCCCTTCGAGCCCGACGCCCGCCTTCTCCATCTTGAGAATGCGCTCGCGGTCGGCCTCGGGAATCATTTCCAGGAGCGGATCGAGGGTCGCCCGATCGTGAATGCTGCCGATCTGCTGGAGCTGGGAGACGAACCCGTTCTCGGCCGCAGCCACCTGTTCGGCTTCGCGCTCCAACCTGGTGTATTCCCAGGGGTCCTCGTCCCGCAGTCGGCGTCGCTGCTCA